GTGGTAATATTCTATGTAAAAATCATTATGGTTCTGGTGTGTTTCAACAAAATCCTGATTGGGTAGAAAAATGACTAGACCTTATACAAAAGAAGAAATGCGGGGAATGTTCCTTGACCTGTGCAGAGGCACTGCAAGATATTGGTCAAAAGTAGAAAATAGAACCCCACAAGAGATGTGTGATGGTGTAGTGTTTTCTATGCTCAATATTTTCGATGGTACGTCTGGAGGATTTCCAGCAGCAATCAATCTGGTGATGGAACCACACCCAACTGATAAGGAGTATAATATTTCAAATGATGAGAACTGGGTGGAACCTGGACAAGTTATTAATGATGATGTAATGTTGCACGAATTTTATTATGACCGAACCTCATAAAGACCAGAAGTTAATTAAAGAGTTGCGTGAGATAACTGGTGCTGGGGTTATGGATTGTAAGAAAGCACTATACTCAACAAATGGGGATATTAAGAAAGCGATTGCTTATATTAATGAGCACCCAAGTCAGTATCATACTATTTAAAGACTTATGACTAATTACAAAACCGAACAAGCAAAAAAAGTTCTTTATGCCTATATGGATAAGGAAAAAGATTTGTCTCAACCCAAACTTCTTATTCATACAATCAAAGAAATCATCAACCAATACTCATCTCCTCTTCCACCAGACCCCAATATGGACGAGTTTTATGCTAGAATGTATGGAGGAGATAGTGTGATTTATGAGGATGAACTTTTGACTCTTATTAATGAACTTGAAACCTTATGACTAAACAATATAGAATTCAAGAATTTTATGACTATGAAAAAAGAGCACCTTATTTTGTAATTCAACGAAAAAATTTAATGGGTGAATGGGGTTTAACTAATACTCCAACATATGATGACCTTGAAACGGCAAAATATTATGTTAAAGTTATGAAGTATTATAATGAACCAAAGTATCATTATGTTGATGAGGACTTATGACTAAACTTACAGCATTAGACCTTTATATTCTCACAGACACTATAATCCACTCTTTACAATTTGGTAGCAGTTGGAGTGGTGTTGCTACAAAAGAAGCAAGAGACGGTATGCTCAATAAACTTCAAAAGATTATGAGTGAAATGGAAGTAGAACTATCTGTGGAGAAACCAAATGACTGAAGTTATTATGATATTTCTAATAGGATACTATATTATTTCTATGGGTCTGGGTGTGCTTGAATATTTTATGGATAGAAAGAAATGACTGACCTTTCCAGAAAGACTGAACCAAAATTGGAAAGTATTAAAGAAATCGCAGATTATTTGGAGGCATTATGACTGAAAATACTTCATTTGAGGAAGTTGCTGAATGGATTAGGAAGACCTATTATAAAACTGTAAGTTATAGTGATGTAGGTAGATGGCACCAAATTTATGGGGAAATGAATACAATTACCGATATTATTAGAATTCTAAAACAAAAACAGAAAGAGGAACTGAAATGAAAGTTAAGGAACTGATTGAGCAACTTAAGAAGTTCCCCGAAGACCTAGAAGTTGTAGGTCAGTGGAGAGATGTTGAGTATGGTTTGGATATAACTCAAGAGATTAGTGTTTATGTGGCAACTGTAAAAAACACAAACGGAATTTATGGTCTGGGTCCAATTTTCCAATACGATAAAGAACTTCCTTCAACTGATGTGGAAGTTTTGATTATTGATGTTTGAGGACACTTGAGAAACTGGAACAAGGGCACTTGAAATCAGGTGCCTTTTGTCGTATAATAACCTTACAAACACAAAGACCTGATGACTTACACAGTAAAAATTGTTGAAACCAATATTGGGTTTCTTGATTTTGAAACCGAAGAAGAAGCAAGGAATTGGATGGAATGTCCTGAAGATTTTAATGGTATTACTTGGAGTGAAAGTATGATTGAAGAACTTGAACTTCAGGAGAACCAGAAATGAAACTCGTAGAAACGATTGAAAGGTGTGAGACCATAATATCTAAAAGATACGAATATATTAAACAAGAGTTAAATCATCCAGAAGAAAAACTTAAATTAGTTTTTAGTGATAATCATCGTAATGAATTAATGGATGAGAAAACTGAACTTTTTGAGATGTTGTATAACTTGAACTTTATAAAATTTGAGAGTAATATTCAAGAACTTGATGAAGTGTTAGATGATGAGTAAATCCTACATTTCGTGCTATAATAATGAGACCAAAGAGTTAGAGCACTTTGAGGTTTCATACTCAATTTTCGTTTATATTCGTCAATTGGAAGATGAAATCAAGTATGCTTCTGGTGATGTGAAAAAACTTTATCCTTTTAGATTTGGAGATGAAAAATGACTGAATACAAATGCCCAAAATGGGAAGAAGTTTATACGAAAGAACTTACTCTTCAAGCACTTTTTGAGAAACTTATAGATACTGAGAACCGAATGAAAGATGAGGTTTTTATTCTCACAGAACGAATTGATAAACTTGAAGGTGAACTAAAATGATTAAAATCAGTAAAACTTACCATCTTGCTCTCACAGAAGACCAAGCAAAAGAACTCTACCAACTTCTAAAAACTGAAAAAGATAGTGGACATCTGACTGTGGACCACGAACTGATACTTGTCCATCACGAACTCAAAAACCTTTTTGATAGTGGAATACGATGACTTTTGAAAAAACAAAAGGTGGAACGCGTGTTGGAACTCTTAATGTTATTACTTCTGGGACTGGAGTTGGGAAATCAATTCTGACTAAAACCCCTAACGAACAACAACTAAGTGTAGAATGCTGGTGCCACCGATGCTGTAAGGAACAGACAGGATATCAACATTTGTTTAGAATGGTTTTGTGTCCTACTTGTGGCAATAAAAGATGTCCCAAAGCAACAGACCACCGACTAGACTGCACTGCCAGTAATGAACCAAATCAAGAAGGAAGTATTTACTAATGACTAATCAACAACTTACTGATATTATTGAAATCGGTGGAGTAAAATACCAACGAATGACTAATCAACAACCTACTGATATTATTGAAATCGGTGGAGTAAAATATCAACGAATGGAAGACCCAAAACCACAGACACTTTATGATGCTCTTGACCTTCCTTATTTCACTAATGGATATATGTTTAATAACGGACAAAAAGAGTGGATATGTAATGTTGTTGAGAAATGGATGCCTAATGATGACTCTCACGATGGAGAAGAATTCCAACTGGGTTGGAATGCTTGTTTGAAATATCTGCGAGAGAATATCAAATGACTGAAGAAGAAACTCACAAACTTATAAAAAAATGGGAACCTCTTTTGACTGCAGAAACATCCCCCGATGCAACTGTTTTACTTATTGAACCTATGGAAACACCAGTTAGTGAGGAAGTGATGAACGATGACTAATAATCCTCTAATTGAAAAATATAATGAACTCTACCCTCCAAAAAATCCATATAGTCATCTGCGATATGAAGATGTCTGTCTTATTCGCACACTTGAGAGGATGGTAGAAGACCTCAAAACAGGCAAAGCATCTCATATTAGTTATGAGACGAAAGATAATTATAAAAGAGCACATCCCATCCCTATATGGGAAATTATGGAACCATCTACCAAGATTGACTATAATTCATTTGTAAAGTATGATGAGGGGCAAATGATTACTATTCAGGTGTTTAGGCATTATGACTAATCCTCTTATAGACAAATATAATGAAATCTACGGAAAGAAAGAGAAACTAAAGAAAGTGGAGTATGAACTTACACCTGAATTTTTTGAGGAACTAAAAAAACTAACTTCAACTAATATTTCAATTACAACTAATTGCACAAATCTACCTGTATCAACATCAAACACAGGTATTACAAAACTTCCAATACACAAAACTTATGACCGTGATGACTTGAAAGTATCTTTTCAACAAGTAGCAGATAAAATCCAACAAGGAAAAGCACAGGTTGCGAGTATGAGTATGGAAAGGGATATAATGAGTATTATGCGTAATAAAATTATCTTTGAGGTTTATGTGGATGACTTATAAAGATAAAGACATTATAAGATTAGCAAGACAGTCGGGAGCAACAGAAACCTACACCAGAATGATTTTTGAAACAATCCTTGAAGAACAGAGGACACTTGACGAACTGGCACAAGACCACTCCACAGGGGCACCAGATGCCTTATAATACATTCATACACAAAGGAACCCTCCTATGACAAATAGTGATAGGCAATCTTGCATAGAAACTATTAAGTTTTGTGAGCACACTATTAACAAACTTATCGTTGAAGTTCTTGAGGAGGTTAGTAAATCAGGTGTTAAGAAGATATCCGTTGATGATGAAATACACAAAAGACATCACAATCTCCTTAAGCACAGATATAATTTAGACCAAATTACAAATACACTCATACACACAAAGACATTATGACTGAAATCAACCTGGCTAAGTATCTTGGGAAACAGGTTATCCTCACTCTCGACAACACCGAAACTCTTTCTGGTGAACTTGAGTTTCTTAAGAGTCACTCCGCTACCTACTGCTATATGGTATCTGGATGGCAGTTTACCAAAACCGGGAAAGGAATGTCTAAACCCCAAATCAAATCAATCCAACTCAAAAACCCTATGACCGGAATCGCACAGCAACATCCTAACATCAATCTTGAGGACTTTGAGGGTCAGAGGTGTTATGTTAAGTGGAGTGATGGAGTGGCGGCAATTGGGCATAATATTGTGTCAACAAGAGCAGGATACTGGGGTGTTCCAGGAAATGCACATTGCTCTTTTCAAAAAGATGGGACAAACCCAAGTTATACACTCCATGTCACAGAAATCTACGGAGAAGGTGCCTATGAAATCACAACCAAAGACACCTTTGATACTCCTAGCGACGACGTAGTAAAGAAAGCAACCGAAGCACTTAAAGACCTCACTGAGGAACAGATTGCCAAAGTCCTTCATGCTCTGAAAGGAAAATGATGAAACCTCTACGCGACATAGTAATTACTCTATGTGTTGTCTCAACCTTCTTCTGGGGGAACATTATCATAGGTTACCTAGTAGTCGCAAAATTTGGATCCTCCCCCCATCTCCAATGACATACAAACTAGAAATTACCTGCCGCAGTGTTGCTAATCTCGATTTCGATTCCGAGTCGGAAGCCCTGAAGTGGATGGATAGCTGGTACAAACAGGACTACCATGGTCTAAACTGGAGTACGGATGAGGCAACAGAGATGGTGCTTACGAAAGGATCCCGAACACTCGGTGTTTCCTACTGTGATATGCAAATCAGGACCTTTTGGTCTGTGGTCCATTCTTTCCTAAATCGTATCAACAAACCCCTTTCCCAGTAGAGTAACCCACCCCGACATGAACCTCAGATAAAAAACTCTTGGGTCTGTAGGACACTTGAGAAACTGGCACAGAGGCACCTTTGAGTGTCCTTTTTGTGATAGAATTTTTTTTTAGCACATAAACTTATGAGTGACCTTCAAAATTATGTGAGTATGTTGCCGAATAAAATAACAAGGGAACAACTACATCTACAAATGAGTAAAGAAAATATTTGTTCCAGAATATCTGTTAATGATGCTATTTTATCCTGGTGCGAACACGATGCTATACATTATCTTATTGGTGCTTGGTTTGATACTATAAGTGAAATAAAGGTAGCAAAAATAGAAAAATATTTTGGGTGTGGTTGGTATAAACACGGTTCAGAATATAATACATTTGCTGAGTTTGATTTGGTAGTAGATATACCAAAATTTCTCACAGAGGATATGATTTCTAATACTGCAGAAGATATTAGATACATTGTAGATAGTGATTACTTTTCCTCTTCTGCATCCTCATTAAAAACTATGAAATTTGAGTATTCGTTCGTAAAAAAGGGGGTATTTGACTTGCCTCAACGGGATTGGTGGGACTTTGACCCAGAAGACAGTATAGAAATCCAACCGCATTGGAAGATGGAAAATATTGCTGTTGAGATGGGATTGTTTCCTTCTTTAGGTCAAGCACGGAAAAATGGTTGGTTTGGAGAAATCCCACCTGGATATACTGAAAAAAGACGAATTGGAAAGATGAAGTTGAATATGTTTATTCACAATCCACAGGACTGCTTCATTCTTGGTCTAGAGTGTGGTAAAGACACCTGATGAACTGGCACAAGACCCCTCCACAGAGGCACCAGATGCCTTATAATACATTCATACACAAAGGAACTCTAAATGACTATTCAAGCAACTGAACTTCTTCAACTTCTCACCACAGCAACCAAACTTGATATGTCTTACAAGGTTTGTGAAGATGAGGATGGTGATTATGTAATTTCCTTTAGTGAAGTATATACCGGTAATTATAACACAGAAGAAGTAATCATTACTCAATCAGGTGAAAGCACTTGGGATAAAGGTGATTATAATTTTGAAAGTATGATGAGTGTCTTTAATAAGAAGTTGGAAGAGCAAGAACAAGAACGCATCAAAAAAGAAAAACGCAAAGAACTGATTGCTACATTTACAAAAGAACAACGAGACCTTTTGGGACTTTGAGTGATTTTGCTCACTATCAACTGGTGTATGCCGAAGAACACCAAGATGCTGATGTTCAGTATCTCACACTGACTGATGAAGAGTATGATGAACTATTTCCTGTTGAGGAGGGTGATTACTAATGACTGTTGCTGAATGGATTGAGAAACTCAAAGAGTTTCCACAAGATAAAGAAGTAAAACTCACTGATGGGCATAAGTATCACTTTTACGAAGGTGATTTTTACTTCCAACTCTTTGAGGATGTAGATGGTTCTATCTTTGTAGATATTGGTATTGGTGGATTTGAGGTAAAAGAATGACTAACGAACAAATCCTTGAACTTGCTAAAACCTGTGGATTTGATGACTTCACAGGTGAGAAAGAAAATTACTGGGAGTGTGGGGAAGAACAACTCTTGAAGTTTGCCCGAGCAATCTATTCAGAGGGGTTTTATGATGGATGTAAGGAAGGAAGTTATTCTGATTACACTTGGATGAGACCTTGACTTATGACTAACAAACTAAAATTCACACAAGTATCACGAGTAATCTGCCCCAAGACAGGTATTCATTATTTGGATTCTGTTGATGAGTATGGGAATCACTGGACGGCACAACAGGAAACTGGTGTAGAAAGGTGGATTACATATAAACAACTTTGGGAACAAGACCCTCAACAACCTTGGGACTTATGAATTCCTGTAAATACTGGGACTGCGGTTGGTGTTATGCTCCCAATGATGTAAAAACTAATGCCACTCAAAGTGGTTGTTTTGAACCTGAACATTGCCCTTATCTAAAATCACAAATGACTGAAACCGACATCTCAAAAGTTCTCATAGAAGGAGACACCGCAACCATTATGGGTGTGAAGTATAAGAGAGTAGAAGAACCAAAACCAGAAACTCTTCATGATGTTATCTACGAATGGAAGTATGATACATATGACCCAACTTGTGATAAACTTGTAGATATGATTGAAGAATGGTTGCCTGATTACTTAGTCCTTGGAGACGACGAGTATAATGCTGGTTGGAATGACTGTCTTCAACATCTAAAAGAGAACCTCAAATGACTAAACAATACCCAATAAATGACTGGGAGTTTGTTGATGAGATTGAAACATTCTTCAACGAATGGTTTTATTCCAATCATACTGAATATTCTTTCAAAAACGAATACTTTTATGGAGATTGTGCCGTTGAAGACCCAAAGACCCGTGAAGACCTAATGAGAAAATGGGTATATGCGAGTTTTTATTCTGGTTTTATGATGGGACGATGTGCTAAAATGGAGAAGGAAGTAAATGAGAATTGAAATCACACAAGACATCAGTGGAACTGGTGATTATCGGTGGGAACTCTATACTGGTCCCGAACATATTGATGAATATGTTGGATACTGTTATAGTCTGGGAGAATGTTTTGAGAAGATTATAATGTGGAATACTTACAACGCACAAAAGTATTATGGAGGAACGGAAAATGACTGAAACCATTCAACAACTCAAAGAAGATATTGCTCTCCTTCAAATGAAACTACAAAAACTTGAAGAAACAAAATCACCAGCAGAAGAGGCATATAAAGATGCTTATGGTGAGTATCCTATGGGAGAACCTTTCTGGATTGTCTTCAAAAAAGGTTATGAGGCACACCAATCGTTAGTGGATGATGCAAATAAAATCAAAGCAGCAGCAGCATCTATGATTAATTGTATTATAGAAGGAAATCCTCCTAATGGATGTTCTACTTGGAATGAATGGTTTGAACTATTCGGTTCTAAAGGTATTCTTCATCACTTGAGAATCTCAGCAAAAGAATATCAACCAAAAGAAAAAGAACAAAAATGGGATGTTGTTCGTGAGAGTGTGAAATGGCATAGGGAGCATCCTGATGAGAGTGTGGAAGATTATCTAAAACCACAAACACCAGATAAAATAGAAGAAAATCTACGAGAAGCATTCAAGAAAGTCCAACAAACAGAAGAGTGGAAAGAAACTCAAAGAAAAATTGATAGTAATTATGATGAGATGGTAAAGAACCCACCAGAGTTCTTGAAGTTTGAGTTGGGGAAAACTTTGGAGGGATTGATTGAAGACTGGTGGATAAATCATCTTGATATGGAACAGAGTGACGAAGAAATTGTTGATGGTCTTGTGAGTATGATTTCCAACTGGTTGCCCAAACCACAATCTGCTGCTGGTTCTCAAAATGTAGATACTGAATTACTTGTAGATGGATATAATGACGCACTCACCAAAATCAAATCCAAGTTGAGGAATAAGAAATGAAACTTCACGAACGACTTACAGAATGGTATTATACTCACGATGCCGTTCAATCTGGTGATGTGATTGCGAATGAGATTGTGGATGTCGTAAAGGACTGGTTGAAAAATTACCATAAAGAAGATAATAACAAATATGATTTTGACTACTTTAGTGGGTGGTCTGATTGTATTGAGAAACTTGAAAAGGATGCGAGGTAGGACACTTGAAGAACCGGCACAAGAGCACTTGAAAACAGTTGCTTTTTCTGTTATGATACTTTTATAGATAAAAAACAAATGACGATTTTTAGATATAAGAAAGACGGAAACCTTTACAAACTTTACGAACAAAAGATGCCCCATTACGAACTCCAAGCAGTTCCTTATTTTCCAAATCAAGGCATTCTTGCTAAAAGTAAAAGGAGTATTTCTATGAATGATTTTGAGGTGGTTGCTGAACGATGATTGATTGGTTGTATAGTTTTAGAGAAGAAACCAAACAAATTATAGAACGAACTAATCAACTTAAAAAAGAAAATGAAAGATTGAGAAAAGAAATTGAAGCACTTCGTTCCGTCACTCCCGAAAAACTATCAGAAATAGTGAAGAAATCTACAAAGGAAGACACTTGAAGAACTGGCACAGACACCCCCCACAGGGGCACCAGATGCCTTATAATAGTCTCATAGACACAAAGGAACTCCAATAACTATGGGAATGTATACTGAAATCTACATTAATGTAGACCTAAAAGAAGAAACACCCGATGATATTATTAAGGTGTTGAAGGCAATGTGTGGAATGCTACCCGACCAAGAATGTAGTGAAGTATTAGTAGATTACCCTGATAGATGGGTTTGTCTTTTTTCTGATATGAGTTATTACACACCTTGTACATCTTGCAGATTTTTGAATTTTGATAAAATTTCAAACAAATGGTCTCTTCTTGGTAAGGGAGATATTAAAAACTATGAAGGTGAAATTGAAAAGTTCTTTGAGTGGATTATGCCTTATGTTGATGGATATCCCGGAGATTTTATTGGGTATTCAAGGTATGAGGAAGACCAAAAACCTACTTTGATGTTCCTTCCTGATGACGAGGACACCTGAACCTATTTGATGTAAAATGATTGCACGTATTCTTGGAACTGGAGCAGGTGTATTCCTTATCCTGTTCGTTCTTTTATCGAGAGGCATTCCCGTCTTATTCTTTATCAAGATGTTGCCTCTCGTTCTTCTTATTATCGTAGGAGCAGCATTTATCTATGCTGGTCTTACCTCTGATTGATTTGTCCTTTACTTAATTTTTATATGGAACCTACTGTTACGATTACTACAAAAGAATATGAAAGTCTTCTTGAGGACCAAAAAATTCTCCAAGCACTCTACGATGGTGGTGTAGACAATTGGGAATGGTATTCCGACTCACTTAAAGGTATTGGTGACGACGAAGATTGATTTTCTTTCCGTCCATTCCCTTTATTAACTAACTAACTAACTAACTAACTAATTATGTCTACTGTTAAAATCGCTCTTGGTGCTGGCGGTGTCCTTCTAGCCGTCCTTCTCACCGCAGGTCAATTCACGACCATCAACACTGGAGAAAATGGTCTTTATGTTGGATTTGACGGGCAGGTGAAGAATGAAGTTCTCACTCCCGGTATCAAATATGATGGTTTCGGTTCTATTAAAGTCTTCAACACTCGTAAGATTACAGTTCAATCTAGCGACCTGACTCCTAAGACCAAAGATAACACCATTATGAAAGATATGGATGTTGTGGTTACTTATAGTCTTGCTCCTACCAGTCTGTTTAGTTTCTACACTGATTATGATATTACTAACCACGGCATCAGCGGTGACAGTCAGATTCAACTGATGGCAAGTTTCATTAAGCGTCTGATTACATCTGCTGTGAACCAATCGGTAGACGAATATCCTGCTCTGGAAGTGAATAGTAGTCTGGATAAAATCCAAGAAACCATCAAACAGAATCTAAATCTGTCTCTGGAGAAGAATAACCTCGCAGGCAGGATTGATATTGAATCTGTGGTGGTTGTGAAAGCAGACCTTCCCGATGCTTTGGTTGCTTCTGTGAACCGTGTGGTTGCCGCACAATCTGCAAACAAAGAGCAAGAGGTGAAGACCCGAACTGCTCAGTTGAAAGCAGATGAGAACAAGGCACTTGCTTCTACTGTGACTACTCAATCACTTGAGTATCAACGCAACGAAATTATGAAGGCAGCATTTGAGAATGGTAGCATTCAAAAGATGGTGATTATCAACGGTGCGAAAATGGACTTCTTCCCTGGCAGTCTTGGTGAGAAGTGATGAAATACCGTATCGTTTCCCGCAATAGTTCCCCTTGGGATGGCACTTGTAGAGATTACTCCTATTATTACGCTCAAATGAAAGTGTTTGGTATGTGGATTGATTGTCGTTATAATCCTTTTGGGTCTTCATATGATACATATGACACTGAGTTGGAAACTGTGGAAAGGTGGGTGGATGCACAAATCCATGGCAGTCAATCAGTAACCGAGGAAGTAGTCAAGACTTATGACTGACACCTGACGAACTGGCACAAGACCCCACCAATCCCCCTGTGGATGCCCTATAATAGTCTCATAAGCACAAACACATCATGTCTCTTGATATTTGGTTGGAAATTGAAGTTGATACGGGAGCACCTGAACCGCATAAGGTTGAGTTGTATTCTGGAAACATCACTCACAACCTGAATACGATGGCAGAAGAAGCAGGCATCTATAAGTGTCTGTGGCATCCTGATGACCTTTATGAAAATCCAACTGCTGATAAACTTATTCCGCATCTTGAGGCAGGACTTCTAAAACTCAAATCTCATCCAGAGCATTATAAGCAGTTTGATGCTTCTAATGGTTGGGGAACTTACAAAGACTTTGTTCCCTTTGTGGAAGAGGTGTTGGGTGCTTGTAAAGAGCACCCAAAGGCAAATGTTAGAACTTGGGTTTGACTTGTGCCTGCCCTTCTGCTAAGATACATACATTAGAGCGATAGACGTTCTAACAACAACTATTCTAAGGAGTTTAGAATTATGAAAAAATACGATGTAATAGTTTTTATTGGTCGGTTTCAACCGTTCCATAATGCTCACCTAGAGATTATCAAACGGGCAACAGAACTTGCAGAACACACTGCGATTATTGTGGGGTCTGCAAATCAACCCAGAACTTTTAAGAACCCATTCTCTTATGATGAACGGGAATATTTAATCAACGAAACTTTAATGATGGTAAATGCTAGTTATAGCATTCATCCAATTCAAGATACCATCTACAACAATGATGCTTGGGTATCTAGAGTTCAAAGTATTGTGAATAAAATCAATCCCTTTGAAGACATTAAAGTTGGAATTATTGGATACAAGAAAGATGAGACTTCTTTCTATCTTGATATGTTCCCTCAGTGGGACCTAATTGAAGTCCCTTTGATTGAAGAACTGAGTGCATCTCAAATCCGAAAACTCTACTTCAAAGAGGACTACAACCCAAACTTTATTAAGAGTGTCATTCCAGTAGAAGTTCTGGAGTTTCTCAATAAGTTTTCTAAGACAGAGGATTACGACCAAATTCTCCGAGAGATTGATTTTGTTGAAAAATATAAATCTCAGTATGCTGCTTTCCCTTACCCACCAACCTTTGTAACGGTGGATGCGGTATTGGTGCAGTCGGGACACATCCTGATGATACGTCGTCGGGCAGAGCCTGGAAAGGGTCTTCTTGCCCTTCCTGGAGGGTTTCTAGACGCCTTAAGCGATAAGTCCCTAGAGGATGCTATGATACGGGAAGTGAGGGAGGAAACTCAACTCAAGGTGCCCGCTCCAATTCTTCGTGGTAGTATCGTAGAAGCAAAAGTCTTTGATGCTATTGAACGTAGCACACGAGGCAGAACAATCACTCACGCATTCCACATCAAACTTCCGAATGGTGAACTACCAAAAGTGAAGGGTGGAAGTGATGCTACATCTGCAAAGTGGATTCCAATTTCCAAAATCACTCCAAACGAGTGCTTTGAAGACCACTACGAAATCATTAACTATTTTACCGGAGTATAATGAAAATCATTAAAGGAGACCTAATCAAACTTGCAGAACAAGGTGAGTTTGATGTTATCGTTCACGGGTGTAATTGTTTTCACGCTATGGGAGGTGGTATTGCAAAACAACTTGCAGACCGTTATCCTATAGTAGAAGAAACTGATAGGCAAACTGAGTTCGGTGATAAGAATAAATTGGGAACATCCAGTCAAGTGATTGTTAAATCACCAACAACAAATCATTTATTTATAGTTAAGAATGCCTACACTCAATATTATTGGAGTCACGAAAAGGATGTTTTTGAGTATGATGCATTCCAAAGGTTTTTGAATTATACTACAGAACTTATTATTCAAAGTTATGCCCCTAAAGAAGGATTTGTGACGCCAAAAAAACGTCCTCACTATGGATTCCCCCAAATCGGTGCTGGACTTGCTGGTGGTGATTGGAGCAGGATTTCCAAGATGATTGAAAAGTTCTCAGAAGATGTTGCTTGCTATGCTGACGTAACTGTGGTAGAATACCAACAATAAACTGTGGAAAAATATGAAACTTGCTCTCTCTGTAAAAATGAGATTGACCCAGATACCTGTTGGTGTGGAATGAGACCTGAAGACCATAGGTTTATTGAAGACCATTTCTTTGTTCCAATGGGGTGTAATTGCTATCGAATCAAAGAAGATATTGGGTCTATTTTAGATAATATATCTTTTGATTGATTTGACAGTCAGGTGTAAAGACTTTAACACACAAAAGTCCTTTGGATAGACCGAAGGCATTATCCACATTTTAAGGAGTTTAAAATGATTAACAAAACGATTATTACAAACACAGATTCTTACAAGTTTTCTCAATTCAATCAGTATCCCGAAGGGACTACGAATGTATATTCTTATGTTGAAAGTCGTGGAGGTAGTTGGAAACAAACTGTTTTCTTCGGTTTTCAAATCTTCCTAAAGGAGTATCTTTCTAATCCTATTACTCAAGAAGATATTGATTTTGCTGAACTGATTGCTGGGGGACACGGAGAACCTTTCAATCGTGAAGGTTGGGAATATATTCTTCGTGAATATAGTGGTAAGTTGCCTATTCGCATCAAAGCAGTTCCTGAAGGTTCTGTAATTCCTGTGAAGAATGTTCTTGCTACTGTTGAGAACACTGACCCTCAATGTGCTTGGTTAACAAGTTATGTTGAGACTGCTCTTCTTCGGGCAATTTGGTATGGAACTACGGTTTCTACCAACTCCTATGAGAGCAAGAGGATTATTCACGATTACTTGGTGAAAACTGGAGACCCCAGAACGATTGAGTTCAAACTTCACGATTTCGGTGCTTAACTCGGGCACCTAACTTTGTGAACTGCTGGAACCCCTAAGTTGCTTAGGCAATATGGAAATCAGCATCCAAGACTACTATTTTTAGTAGTAAGGTTCAGAGACCATCGAAAAGGTTATTTACAAATAACACTGAGTAGAGTACACTCAAGCGAGTGGAAGCGCAAAGGCGATACTATGTATCGTAAGATATGGTCCAATCTTTATTGAAAAATAAAGCGGTTTATATTCAGCATAAATATTTACATCCAGACCAAAATGGTGAAGTATTTATGTTAAAACCACTAGAAACTGTACCAACATTAGAATCATTTAAAGATTATTCAATCTCTGAAGATGGTAGACTATTTTCTCATAAAACCAACAAGTTCCTAAAAACTTCTATAAGAAAAGGAAACGGTTGTGAGTATGAGAGAGTTGGGTTAAAAGATTTAAATAAAAATCGAAAAACCTTTTCTATTCATAGATTAGTATGTTTAACCTTTAAATACAATTCTAATCACAAAAATCTAACTGTAAATCATATAGACGAAAACACTTTAAATAATCATATTGATAACTTAGAGTGGATGTCTGTTTCTGAAAACATTAGATATTCTCAGGCAAACAAAAGTTATGTCGGAGACCCAGATAAACTCACATTAGTGTTTAATGAAGGAAACTACACGGTAAAGGACTTTGCCAATAAGTATAATACTCCATTAAACACTATGTGGGATATACTGAATAAAATAGGTACAGTTAAGAATACCAAAAAAAGAAGAGTATTTGATAACAACTTAAGACTTGAAATGGCACTGATGAGATATTCAGGAAAATCATTAAAAGAAGTTGCTAACTTTTATAAATGCTCCGAATCTATGGTTTCTATGGTTTATAAAGAATATAAACGGGGTATGTTTAGCGAACATACCTGAATATTCTCCGCGAGGAGTTTCTTCCTTTGAGTCTGCTGGTATTGGTGGTCTAGCACACCTGGTAAACTTTCAGGGAACTGATACGGTAAGTGCTTTGCTTTATGGTAAAGAATACTACAATATTGATATGGCAGGATTCTCTATTCCTGCTATGGAACACAGCACCGTGACTTCTTGGGGTAGAACGGGTGAAGAAGATTCTTACCGTAATATGGTAAAACTCTACGGCAAACCCGGTGCTCTATTTGCTTGCGTAAGTGATAGTTATAACATTTACGATGCCTGCCATATGTGGGGCACTGTGCTGAAGGATGATGTAATCAACTCCGGTGCAACTCTTGTAGTTCGCCCTGATAGTGGATATCCTCCTGAAGTTGTAGTAGAATGCCTTAAGATTCTTGATAGTCACTACGGACACACGATAAATGAGAAAGGATTTAAAGTTCTTAATCACGTTCGTGTAATTCAAGGTGATGGTATTACTCAAGATACGATTGACCGTATTCTTTATCGGGCAATGACTGCTGAATACTCGGCAGACAATATCGCTTTCGGTCAGGGCGGTAAACTACTTCAAAGTATTGACCGAGATACTCAAAAGTTTGCTATGAAGTGTTCTTCTATTGAAGTTAACGGAGAGCAACGTGATGTCTACAAGAGTCCTATTACCGATATGGGTAAGGAATCTAAGAAGGGGCGGGTAACCCTCTATCGTAATGATGAAGGTTATTTTACTGACCTAGAAGGTAGGACTGATGCAGAAGAAGTTCTTGAGACTGTGTTTGAGAATGGTGAAATCGTCAAAGAGTATACCTTTGATGAAGTCCGATATAATGCTTCGGTGATTATCTGAGGACACTTGAAGAACCGGCACAAGGGCATCCCACAGGTGCCCTTTTTTGCTGTATAATACATAAGAACACACAGAAACCTTATGACTTTTCTTGAAACTTACTTTTTGATGTTTATTGGAACTTATGCTGTGCAACAAGTTTGGAATACTGAAAAATGGACCCAAACTAAAATTTTCACCAATTCACTTCTTTGGACAGGATTTTGGATTGTTTTTGATAGATTCTTTTATATTTGAAAATGACTAAAAAACTCTGTAAAGATTGTAAGTGGTATCGTAAGGATTGGATTGAAAGTATCATTTTTAGAACTAACCATTATGATAGGTGTGCCTGTCCAAATACTAATACTGACCTCGTAACTGGTCGTAATCAACGGCTTTGTGATACGTTGAGAGCAAACTATTGGAAAGAACTTTATTGTTCTTGTGGTCCTGATGGTAAGTTTTGGGAAGCAAAATGACTGAAAGACTTACCAATCCTGATGAGTTTGTGTTGGAAGATGTGAAGATGGTTCACTGGGAAAATATGGATACTGATGTATATTGGTGTGGAATATACTTGAATGATGGAAGGATGTTCCACCTTCATATTGGGGGTGATAATCTCAGGGTTTCTTTGAGTGATGAGACTGTTAAACTTGAGGGACTAGTATGAATAAGTATGGTGTAGTTCTTTCAAGTCTTGTAGATGGTGCGACTGTGAGTATTCAAATTTTAGTTGAAAGTGAGATGAGTGCTTCTCAACTTACAACTTATTATAAGTGTAAATCCATTACCATTAGTGATGTTTATGTGGAGCAACTCAATGATTGACCTTGATAGTTTCGGTGGTCGGATTGGAAACATTCAATGGCAAAACACTTGGAATGAATTATGGGGGCATACTGGATTTTGGGAAAAAAATCCAGGAGAAAAAGGTCGTTTCACTCTTTGGGGTATTCGTCCTCGTCCTCCTTATTATTGGAGTGATGAGACACCTGACGAACTGGCACAAGAACTTCCCAAAACCCCACCAGATGCCTTATAATAGTCTTATACGCAATTCCCGAATAGCAAATGAACATTACTATGAAACAATTCTTTGATATGGTTGCGAAAACTATTGCGGAACCTCATTCACAAATTTGCGAGCACGATAAACGCAGAGCAATTCGTGTGTTTCTTTATCTTGATGAATTTATGATGGAGAATGTGCCCGAGTATTGTGATGATACATCAGAGTTAGGTGAGATTGACTTTGGTGCTTATGCTGCTGGTGTTTTAGATGAATTGGAGGGTAAAAAATGAGTGGTGGGCATTTTACTGACTGTGGTTATGAATACCACAAAGTTTATCAGTTTGCTGATGAACTGGAACAAGAAATTCGACAAAATGGTAAAGCAGGCACAGATGGTGACCATTCTAACTGGTATCCAAACCATTCTGATGAATGTATTGAGTATCTAAAAGAGCAACTGCCTAAGCTTCGTAAGATGGCAGAAATCATGCGTCATATTGATTACTTGTATTCTGGTGACACTTGTGATGATAGTTTCATGGAACGAGTGAAAGAGGTGGAAGGAAAATGATTGAAACAGAAAAACTCTATAAAATCTGTATTCTTGATTTGCTTATAGCAATTGATGAGGATGTTGTGGATTGGAGGAATTATCCTAAACTCTGGACTGCAATTCAAAAAGCAGATATTGCCCTTGATATTTGGGCAGGAATGAACCTCAAACAAATCAAACAGGAACTGGAAGGAAAATGACTGACAAACAACTCTCTCATGCCGCACAGGCAGTGTCAAATGCCGCTAAATCAAGCCTGGATTGGGAGGCCGGATACCTACCAAATGCTGCTGCCGCCGCCGCCCTTCGTGCTGCTGCTGGTTGCGTACCTAAGGAAAATTGGGGTGGTGAAAATTACGCCACTGGATTTCGTGATGGAATTGCTTTTGGATGTCAGTTCTTGCACGAACTCGCAAACGAACTGGAAGGAAAATGAAAAAGTGGTTTGAAGATGCTTGGTGGTCTTGGGGATGTTGTATTCATTCCCGATTTGTTGATTATAATGACAACATAGACCGTTGTGCCTTCTTTTGGGAAATCAACTATGGGTGGTATCAAATGTATTATGATAGTGAGGATTGGGAATGACTTGGAAAGAATACTGGGGAATGACTAAATGGGAGTGGTTTATTGAGGGTTTCCGCAACATTGAGTATATCATTGATTGCCGTGCTACTATGAACCATTTTGGATATGATGACTTCTGGGAGGCACTCAGTTGGGGTTGGTGTTGTGAATACATCTATCCTTATGATGACCCATACAATCCATACATATCAGAAGAACGCAAATTGAGGTTGGGTAGATGGTCTTAATAAACAAGTGGATAATCTCAAATAGATACCTACATTACACTCCATTTTGGTGGTGGTATAGATTAATTTCACATCAGGGTTTCAGATTTGATGACTATCATATCTGGACGGAGTTTTGGTATTCTATTAACAAAGGATATGTGGATACTGAATACAAGTGGGAATTTGAGAAGTTCTGGGGTAATGGTGCGAAACCACAAAAAATGTATGTATCCCAAAATGATTATGATACACTGGTTGAAAGTATAAACAATCCTGACTCAGAACAAATAGAATCTTTGAAAAAACTTATGAACCGCAAATCCCCTTGGGAGGTAGAAGAATGAACAGCTATGATAATTTCAGAGCAATGCTACTTGGTGTTATAGTTGGTATGGCATCCTTTTCTCTACTTATGGTGATAATTCCGGAAGAGGATGTAAAACCATCACCACCAGACCAAAAGTTTGAGGTGGTAGATACTTATAAGGGTTGTGATGTTGTGCGTTGGACTAACAGTCAACTTGCGGAGTATAAGTATTTCTTGGATTGTAGTAACAAGCAAAACTAATGGGACACTTGACGAACTGGCACAAGACCCCACCAAAATGCCAGCAGATGCCCTATAATAAGAGGATACAAGCACAGGCAAATGCTTACTTCAAATCTTTCTAAAATCAAACCCAAACTTCGTACAGAAGGTCGTGTATCTGGAAATTTTGGACGGCCAAAATCAAAAGCAGGCTCTTCTATGCGTGATATTGGTGTAACTAACGCAAAGGTCGTAAATGTCGTAAAGCAAGAAGATTACTTGAAACGATTGTATGCTGCTTTTGAAAATACAAATGATGAGAAACTGAAACAGTTTATTTACACTGAAATCAAAAAGATTATGATTCAACGAGGAAATTGGTGATGGAACGTCCATATACAAAACTTGAAAGGATTTGTAAGGAATTGAAAGAGATTGTAGAGTTTGAGAATAAACTTCATATGATGGATATGAATCTCAATCTTGGTGATGTAGATGTACTTGAAGAAGTTATTTCTATGATTGAAGAAATTGTAGATTATGACCCAACACCACAATATCTTTATGATAATGATGGAGGGGAACCTTCAATGAGTGCGGCAGAAATACACTCTGGTGCTTGGAAACAACATCAAGAGTTACATTCTTGATACGGTGTGCCACTTGTCGCACTGGCACACTAAATAAGCACAAACCCCTCTGGGGTGCTATGATTACGAACTAAATCACTCAAATGATGCCCAACACGTTAAATTTTACTGGTGATGCCACTACCTATCTTGGTTTGGTTGGTGTTATCAGCACTGCTGTTATTCTTATTACTGTTTTCCGTTCTTATTGGTCTAGTCCTCTCAACAAATGAACTACTCAAAGTCTATTCAAGATTACGAAAAAGAACTCAAAGAAGCAAAGAAGAAGTATGAGAAACTTATCAAGCAAATGAAGAAAGCAAGGACCGAATATCATTACTACAATCTGTCTGATGAGGCAGAGGTATTGTATGAGGATATTGCTGATCTTCAAATGAGGATTACTGACTTGCGAAAGCAAAAGAAACTTGCTGAAATTGATGCTGTTTAATGAAATGGAATTGACTGATAAAACGATTCGACATCTAATTGATGTTGCTGAAATGGAGGATGATGGTGAGATGGACTCAATAGATTGGATAGAATGTATGGGGGAGAGAAACATTGCTCGTCTAGTTCTTGATGAACTTGGAGTTGAATATTCGACTTTGGAAAAATAATGAACACTACTGACCTTTATTCTGAAATCCTTGAATTTACAAAAATGAAAAACATTGACCGTGAGCAGTTGGTTGAGGATTACGTCCAGCAAATGATTGAGAGTATGGATTACAAAACTATGGAACGTTTTGTTTATGATACTATGGTAGAAAATCTTACCGATTATACTGATGAAGAACTGATTACAGAGGTTACAGATTACTACCCAGAACTGTTGGAGGATGCTGATACCGTGTGACACTTCTTCTGGTGGCACATGACCCTTCCCAAACGGTCCTGACCGTGCTATGATGTATTCATCAAGTCAAGGAGGTTATGAGATGATTGACACATGTGTGCTTCATGATGATTACGAGGACTTTGCTAAAAAGTTTCTCGGTGTTGATTATGAAGATTTTATTGGTCTTCAACTTGGTCTTCCTGATGAAGATGAAATTGAAATTGAATATTCTTTGAGTGTTTGATTTCTGGGAATGTGTTTGCCCTTAAAGTTACACATGGAGGGAAGAATAAAGTGGTTCCTAACTACTCTGACAACTAGAAGCAGAGACATGATGTTAGGGTAAAAATAATTACCACGCCCTCCCAATTTTATTCACTTACCACTTTTTTATTATGTCTGCTAAACTGATTGCTCTTGCTGCTGAACTCGTTGACACCAACCCTGCTGGTGCTCAACTGATTGTCAATCTCACTAACGCAGAAACTGGTGCTGAACTCGTTGAAGCACTTGACAATTATGATTCCACTGTGCTTGAGAACTATACTCAAGAAGTTGATGGTGGGGATGTAACCCTAACTGATGCTGATGCTGTTGTAGTCACTGTTTGATTCTAATTCTTTAACTAACTAATTTTATTATGGCACGTCGTTGTAAGTCTGTTTCTCGTCAAATGATAGAATCTCTTCAAGAAACCCTCGTAGAGTATTTCCGTGACAATATTTTTGATGATTGTGATTACAAAGGTATGACTGGTTCTGAACTCTTTGAAGCACTTGTTGAAACTTTCAAAGAACTAGAAAGTGATCTTCAAGAACAACTGAAACCTATTCAGTATGTTCTAGATAAACTTGACCCAGAAGACACTGATGGTGTCGTAACTACTGTTTGATAAGTATATGAGACCAAGTTTCATATATTTGGTCTCTTTATTTTGATTAAAAATGAAAATTCGTGTAATTTCTGATTTACATTTAGAGTGTTGTGAGCACGGGCACGGAGTTCCTGACCTTGGAGAAGGTGAGGTTCTGATTCTTGGTGGGGACATTCTCTGTGCCCGTCACTTTAAGAAGGATGGACCTCTCAAGAAAGTTTATAATGACTTTCTACAAAAGTGTGTAAAGAACTTTGATGAGGTTCTGTATCTTGCAGGAAATCACGAAGCATATGGATACAACTATGAAGGAACTTGGGATGTTCTTGCCGAGCATCTACCAAAGGAAATTCATCTTGTAGAAAATGACTTTGTAAAAATCAAGGACTGGGTATTTCTTGGAGCAACTCTATGGACTGATTTTCGTAATGAAAATGCTCTGGAGATGATGGAAGCAGCACAGTGTATGAATGATTATAAGGTCATTCGTATTGGTTCTAACTATCGCAAACTAACTCCTGATGATACTCTGGGATTTCATAAGAAGTCCAAACTATTCCTTCAACAAAAGTTGGAAGAGTTTAAGGATACTAAAACCTGGGTGCTCACACATCACGGACCTTCTTATCAATCGGTCCATCCAAAATACCGAAGTGCCGGTATTGCAAATGGTGCTTATGTAAGTGACCTTGATGATTTGATTTTGAATAATCCTCAAATCAAATACTGGAGTCACGGTCATACTCACGAGAGTCTGGATTATATGATTGGTGATTGTAGAGTTGTATGTAATCCTCGTGGTTATTATAACGGATACAATAATGCAGACCTGAACATTAACTTTAACCCTGATTTGCTATTTCACATCTAGATAGTATGGGAAATACAATTCCCATACTTTTAAACTTATTCAAAGGTCGATGAACTACTCAAAACTTGAACAAAATCAAACAATACTTGTTCTCAATGCTTCTTATGAACCTCTAAATTTCACAAATTGGAGGAGAGCAGTTGTGTTGCTTATTAAGAATAAAGCACAGGCACTTGGTAAAAGAGTTATCCGTTTGGTTAATTACATTAAAATACCATACAAAAAAATAATGCAAAATAAACCATCACGAGCAATGATTTATAAACGTGATGGTCACAAATGCCAGTATTGTGGTTCTACAAGAAATCTCACAATAGACCACATCTTTCCCACTTCCAAAGGTGGTGATAATAGTTGGGAAAACTTAGTAGTTGCTTGTATGCCTTGTAATACAAGGAAAGGTGATAAACTATTGGAAGAAACCAATTTAATTCTTGAAACTATTCCAAAGAAACCATTTAACAAAATGTTGTTTTCTTTGGATAGAGCAGATGTTGACGAATGGAAAAAGTATTCTTATAACTGATATGCCACTTCTTCTAGTGGCAAAAGCACCCCCCAATCGGGGTGCTTTTGCCCTATAATAACAAGGTAATCAAGAGAAACCACCCATGACCCTCCCAACCTACAGTGCAATTCAGTTTAATGCCGAAGCAGCACATAAGGCAGCACTGTATGATGCCTGCCTGCTGATTGTGAACACTTACAATCAAACTGATATGCTTGATGGTCATTGTATTGAGAATTACAATGGTAATGTAACTGCATACGACTTTATGAAGTATGCTCGCAACATTCTCAATCGTATCGGTGAGGGTAACTGAAATGACTCCATTTCCATACGAAATCTTGGAAGGTGTTACTTTCAAAGGAGAATCTCCTGAATGGTTTGTTTGCTATCAAGGTTTTCAACTTGGTGGTGATATTGATTCTTCTGGAGCAGGTAATTTAACTTTCTCCAGTTATGATGAAGCATTTAATTACGTTATCCACAACTCTCAACTGAAATGACTGAATTTATTACTCATATTGTTCCCAAAATTGCATATTTTGAAATTGATGGTTTAATTGATGAATTTTATTTTGAGTGGGAGGATGATGAAAAAGATGGCGAAGCAACTCAAGATGATTATGACAAATGGTTACTTGCAAATGCCGTGAAGTTCTTTAAAGAACATTTGTATGAATTGGACAATTATTTGAAACTGAAATGACTTCTACACGCAAAAATCTTAGGGTTACAATTACGGGTGAAACATTCAATGATCTTGAACTTGCATTAGAAGAAGTGAAGAACTATATTGAAGATGAATACCTGTCTGGATTTGGTAGTAATGAAACAGGTAGTTATGAGTTTGATGTAACCGTGGGTAACTAAAATGACTGACACTTTCCGCTCCCTGTGCGCTGAGCTTGCTGACGAACTACAGGGCTACAAGGTTGCACACCCCATGCACTGCCGAGCCCTACTGAACCGCGCCCGCTCCACCCTGTCCCAGCCCGAGCCGGTGGTTGATGACGATTTTGTCACCGCCGTAAACGATGCCATCGCCGCCGAGCTGGAGGAGCAGTTATGAGTCGCTTCCCCTGTGTCAAGGTCAGAGAGTGCCGCCTAGTCCGTGGCATATTTGCCGTGGAAACAGTGCCTAGGGGGAAACTGCTGTTGCAGTTTGAGGGCGAATGTCTGACCTTTGATGAGCAGTGCCAGTTAGACCACGAGGGCAATGCTCTTCAAATTGGACAAAACTTATACATCAATCCCAAACCCCCAGGTCTTTATACCAATCACTCCTGTGATCCAAACTGCTACATAAACTCTGATCTATGGCTAGTAGCTGCTCGGTGTATTTTCGCTGACGAAGAATTGGTCATAGACTACAGCACAACAATGTTAGAGCGGCATTGGGAGATGAAAGGTTGTCAATGTGGCTCTACGTTGTGCCGTGGAACGATCCGCGATTTTGACACGCTGCCGGTTGAAACTCAGGAATGGTACATACACCAAGGGTGGGCGATGCAGCACGTACTCGCCAACAACACTAGAGAGGAGATCTAATGGCTGACCAACCGATCTCCCCCTCCGCTCCCTGGAGGCCCTCAATGACTAACCCCACCAATCCCCCTGTGGATGCCTTATAATACACAGGTAAACACACAGAAACCTCTTACCAACAGGCACATCTTATGAGTATTAAAGTAAAAGAACTTCTTGAAATTCTGAAAAATGTAAATCCAGAAACTAAAATTTTAGTTCGTTTGGATGGATCTATTTTTCCTACTGATAATCTGGATGAGCATCTTGATTATAATTATGATATTACGGATTCTAATGGTGGATATTATATTCTTGCTTTAGAAGAATTTGAGAATGATAACTGATGTGCCACTTCTTCTAGTGGCACAAGCACTCCCCAAAACCCCAGCAGATGCCCTATAATAGTCTCATAACCAAACAAAAAGGAGATGACTACCCCAAATTGGCAACATAACTCTGGAAAACAAAAGAATACCAAAGGGACTTGTAAGGGGCAACTCAAAGCAAGAAAACAAGCACTTCAATCACTCAAACTCAAACTGAACTTCAAATGACTACTGTGACTGTTGACAAAGTTCTTCAATACACTCAAACTCTTTGTGAGGTTCTTCGCACTAACTATCAATCGTATCGCATTGAATTGCATCGTCAATACATTGAAAAAGGTGAGAGTGTAGAGTATCACAAAGAGCAAATTGATAAACTCTGTGAAGGTGAAAATGTGCCAGAGTTTTATATCAATACTCTTCGCAAGTATCATAAGATTATAATGAAAGATTATAATCAAAATCACGTTCATCTCTTTGTAGATAAAGTGACTGGTGATGTTTATAAAGCAGCATCCTGGAAAGCACCTGCCAAAGGTATTCGGTATAATCTTCTGGATGATACATCCCGTGAGGAAATGTACAAACGTGCCGATTGGGCAGGGTCGTATCTTTACGCACGATGAATAGTCTCATCATCTGTTGGTTTAGTCTAACTTCTCTTGTAATAGGGTTTGCAGTATCTCATAATGCTGATAAATTATTACAAGAGAGTTGCCCTTTATCTACATGCCAAAAATAACATTCGCAAAAGGAATTGAAGTTTATTATCGTGGAATGCACGGTGTAGTTGATTTCATCTGTGAAAAGTACATTACAGTTTGTGTTTGTAGAATGGACCATAAATCAAGAGATGTATGTCTTTTAGTTTATCCAAGTCAATATGGTGAAATAACATTGGCAAAAGAGAGTGGTAAGTGATACTGGCACATATAATCCTCAATTCATTCTATATTACATTTGTTCTTGAAAAATCTCATGCTCTCCACTAAATCAACTCAAGAGATTGCATCAGCACTTGTTGATGATGTAATCAAATACATTGAAGAAGATTCACGTTATGTGGATTTTATGCAGGAGGTTGTTCCTGATGCCATTCAATCTTATCTTGGTGATGTAGATGAGAATTTGAAGTTTGAACTCTCATTATGCATTATGGATAGGATTTATTTCGGGCAGTCCAATTTTTGAACTGGCACACTAAACGGGCACAGGGTCTAAACTCTGCTACAATAAGGACACACAAGCAAAAAGTCAAATGTTTTCCGTTAATGTTTCTGACCTTCGTAATGAACGTCAGAAATATAACAACTTAATGATTGCACAAGAATTATATTGCAATTCACCTTCTTATTCAAATTTGGAAAAAAATGCAAACATTAAAGCAGTTGATAGATTGCTGAATGAACTTGAAATTGATTATGATGATTTTTTGACAGAGTGTTCAAATAGTATCATTTATAGCAAAACTGTTGCAGTTGCGATTGCAAAAAATGCTACTCGTCAAGGAAAAAAAGATGAAGCATTTGTAATTGATGGAATTTCAAATGCAATGAAAGAATATAAATTTAACATCCGTTCTTGTGGAGTGAATGAATATCGTCCATGCAAGAATGGTCAAATGTTGTCCAATAAAGAGTTCAAAAAACAAAATCTAAATAAAGATGTTGATGCTCTTAAGTCTGTTGATGGTATTTTTAATGGTCCCAAAAGTGGATATATCTTTGCAAAAATTGTAATTGGAGACGGTGGACACCAAGATAATGTTCTTCATGAAATCAATCAATATATTGATTGGGCAAAACAATATGGAGAACCTGATAAAATCTATGTTATGTTGATTGATGGGAGAGAATTTGGTATTCTAAAACAAAAACAAACAGATAATATCTGGGTAGTAAATCATATTGAGTTTCAGGAGAAGTTAATTGGCAACTAAACAATTATTAGGTCAATTTTACACAACATCAGATCCTTTCTTGGGATCTGATGCTTTTTTACTTTGGAATAGTTTGAGATTAAAGAACACTAAAGTTCTTGAACCATTTGCAGGTGCTGGACTATTATATTCCTATCTTAATGAAGATTGGGTTGGATATGATATTGATCCAAAATTGGATAATATCATCAAACAAGATACAATTAAAGATTTTCCTACAGGATATAGTGTGTGTATTACAAATCCACCATATCTTGCAAAAACTACAGTATCAAGACAAAAACTTAATGTGTCAATTAAATATCAAGATTTGTATTTGGATTGTTTGAAATTGATATTGGATAATTGTGAATATGTTGCAGCAATTATTCCTTCAACTTTTTACAATACAAACTTATTTCAAGACAGATTACTTGCTTGGGATAAGTTAGATAAAGAAGTTTTTTCTGATACTGATGTTCCTGTAGGTGTTGCATATTTTGTATCAAAAGTAAAAGGCACAACTCTTTATGTGAATGGAAAACAAATTAAAGAAAATGCACCACAAACGGTGAAATCAAATCTTTCTTTTAATGTTTCGCATGGCAATTATGTTTTGTGTGCTATTGATACTACAAAAGGAAGAAATATTCATATTCACAATGATCTGAATAGTTTTGATAAAGAAAAATATCTAAAACATACTTCTAGGAATTATTCATTGTTTCATTCACCAAGAGTATTGGATATTGATAAAGTTAATTCATTTATAAATGAGTGGAGAACTGAAACAAATGATTTTTATCTTACATCATTTAAGTCCACAATGAAAAATGGATTATACAGAAAAAGGATCAACTTTAATATCCTTAAATGGATTATATCTTTATGCTGATGTGCCACTTGTGGAACTGGCACAGTAAACGGGCACAGACCTCAAAATGTGGTATATTAAGAAGGTGGTGAGGGGGGCAATAAGACCACCCTGCTAACGTCAACTGACATCTTGGCAAGTATGCTGTTAGTAAACCTCATCACTTCAAAGTTCATTCAACAAACAAATGATTACTGACGTTTTTCACTATACCACTTCCCGTTGGGATTGGCAGTCTGGTGATGTAAATCAAATGTGGATTCAAGAGATTGAAGAATCACCTGATTGTTATAGTTACGTTGCTGTTGCTTATAATCCTCGTAAGGATACGAGTATGGTGATGTCTAATCCTCGTGGGTATTTTGATACTCTACATTGGGTTCGTAAGTTCTGTGGTTCTTTCTCCATTCTTCCCTAATGACTAATCAAGAAAAACTTAATTACATTCAATTAACGGTAGAATCACTTGAAAACATTTTACCAAAAAACAAAAATGTTGTTTTAGATTCTAACGATGATAGTATTCATCAACTAAAAGCAAGAACAAAAATCACTCTTGATTTCTTAAAAGAACTTCTTAATTGATTATGCTTTACAATATCACTATTAAGTTCAAAGATAGAACTGTTGAGCAGTTTCAACGTAAAAGCAACATAAAACCTCTTAATGCTCGCAAACTGCACGATAAGATTGCTAATGAAATCTTTCCACGAGAGTGGGAAGAAATATCCTCTAAACCTGTTTATTGATTATGTTTAATTCTACACTTGATTTGTTCTGCGAACATGAAGATGCAGAGTATGCTGATGAGTTTGCGATGGAACTAGAAGAAAAAGCGGCAGCATTTGAAATTACAGTGGATTATCTTTTAATGGAGTTTATGTAATGTCTGATTGGGAAGTCACAGTAATCACTGATTCTAACTATATTAAAAAAGTTAGAGTTGATAACTGCATCACTCGTCAAGATGCAGAAGCACAAGCATTAGGTATGACTGGTGCTCAAAGCGTTGTTGTAAGCAACCCAAAGACATATAAAGATGATGTAGATGATGATTATTCTTATACATCATCTAGTCCTGATGGTGGAGATGGGGCTGGTTTCTTGGTTCTTGGTGCTCTGTTCTTACTTTTTTACTTCTGGAAGTTTATTCTTCTGATTGGTAGTATTGCTCTCGTTATTTGGTTGCTTATCAAGTATCTTAATCGTGACACATACTAAATAAGTTACATCTTATGCTAGTGTAGCACAGTGGTAGTGCAATGGTTTTGTAAACCATAGGTCGCAAGTTCAAATCTTGTCACTAGCTTTATACGATGTGCCAATCGTAACACTGTCCCTATAATTCACCAAAGGCACCTAAAACGTGCTACAATACTTGTATTGAATTGATTATGATGCTTACCCTTCTCAACTATCAACAACGCACTCTGGATGCGATCCAAGAGCATAACAAAGGTTGCGTGTATATTCCTACTGGTGGAGGCAAAACAGTAGTAATGAAAGAGGACATCAAACAACGGTTGTTGAATGTAACTCAACCAATGACTGTTGTAGTTGTTGCTCCTCGTATTCTTCTTGCTAATCAACTCTGCTCCGAGTTTGAAGAGTATCTCGGTGACTTTGATATTGTTTATATGCACGTTCATAGTGGTGAAACTCATCACGTTTCTTCTACAAAACCAGATGAAATTGTAGAGCAGAATGGACTTGCACTTACATTTGGTAAGCACAACTTCATTTTCACCACCTATAACTCTTTGGGTCGTGTGAATGATGCTATAATCAGTGTGGATGTTGTTTATTTTGATGAAGCACATCATTGTGTGAAACCAAGCAACTTTGTTGGTATTGCTCACACTTCCAAGTATGCTGATAATGCTTATTTCTTCACTGCAACTCCCAAGTTCAACAACTCACAAGAGTCAATGAATAATACTGCTGTGTAT